GGAGAAATGATATGCCATTTCAAGTTAGTCCAGGTGTGAATGTAACAGAAATTGACCTTACTACTGTCGTTCCAGCAGTTTCGACAACAGAGGGTGCTATTGGCGGCGTGTTTAAATGGGGCCCTGTTAACAAAAGAGTTTTGATTAGTTCTGAACAAGAACTAGCTGCTCGTTTCGGGAAACCCGCAACATTCAATGCCGAAACTTTTTTTACGGCTGCAAACTTTTTGTCTTACGGAAACAAACTGTATGTTTCACGTGGAGCAAACACAACAAGCAATCAAGACATTGTGCTGTTGTTTCCTAACCCTGCTAAATTTCAATCAGGGTTGACTGTTTACCAAAGGGATGAAACCGGAGCAAACATTGCTGTTGGTGTTGCTACAGCAGCTAATGCTACTTCGTTGACAATTAATGCTACAAGTATACAAGGTTCGTTCCAAACATACACAGGCTCAAACACCAATCTGATGTTGATTGGTGGTAGCAATACAAGCGTGATCAACACTGTACAAGAGGACGACACCGTTTCTCGTAACGCTGTTGCTCTTTCGAACAATTACAATTTGATTCAAGGCGGTACACTTACCACGTTGATTACAAAAAACGAAGATGATTATAACACCAAAGACGATCTTGGCGAATATGCCACGGATTCGAACGTGTTGTATGTTGCCAAATATCCAGGTGCAGTTGGTTCTTCGTTGAAAATTTCGGTGTGTGATTCACCTGAAGCATTCCAATCGACATTGAACACACAAAGCTCAAATACGTATGTTAATAACAGCGTCAGCGATGTGTCAGTTTCGGTCGGAGATAATACATTGGTGTTCCGTTGTGGTGTTGCTGAAGCTTCGAACACTACAATGCGTGCAGTTACAAACACTGTAATTACAACAATACGTAATGGAATCACAATTGGTGATGTTGTTATTTTGGGCAATACAACAACTGGTATACAGTACAACAAAATAACAGGTGTTGGAGCACTGACAGTTAATGCAACTCACTCTTACGTTGACGTAACCCTTGAAGATGTTTTGCAATTGTCCAGTGATTTTTCAAGCACGGGTGTGACGAGACACTGGGAATATTTCAACAGTGTTGATAAGAGTGTTGATACATCGACATTTGTTGCAACTCAAGGCAACACTGCTGCGAAGGATGAAATCCATGTTGTCATTGTTGATCAAGATGGTTTGATCACAAGCGTTCCTGGCACAATTCTTGAAGTATATGAAGGATTGTCTCGTGCTACGAATGCAAAAACAAACGATGGAGCCACGATTTATTACAAAGATGTGATCAATCTTAACTCTCCGTATGTGTGGTTTGCCAACGATCGTGCAAACGCAGCATCGGCAACAGCATTGGAAGTTGCTTCTTCAACAAACACCCTTCCTTACACTGGATCGTTCATCAGAGGTAAAGATGGTAAAGATGAATCGTCATGCTCGCTGAATGTACTTACACAAGCATATGATTTGTTTGCATCGGCTGAAGAGGTTGATGTTTCGTTGATCCTTCAAGGCAAAGCACGTGGTGGTTCATACGGTGAACAGCTTGGCAATTACATTATTGATAATATATGCGAATCGAGAAAAGATTGCGTAGCTTTCATTTCTCCTGAACGTGCCACTGTCGTGTCGAACGCTGGGGATGAATCAAACGATATTGTGACATTTAGAAATGCATGTCGTTCAACATCGTATGCAGTTATTGATTCTGGCTACAAATATCAATACGACAAATACAACGACGTGTACCGCTATGTACCACTGAACGGTGATATGGCTGGTCTTACTGTACGTACAGATCAGACACGTGATCCTTGGTGGTCGCCAGCTGGTTTGAATCGTGGTCAAATCAAGAACATTATCAAACTTGCATACAATCCGAACAAAGCAAACCGCGACATTCTTTACAAGAGTGGCATCAACCCTGTTGTGACATTCCCAGGTCAAGGAACTGTGTTGTTTGGTGACAAGACTATGCTTTCAAAACCAAGTGCGTTTGATCGGATTAACGTGCGTCGTTTGTTCATTGTTCTTGAGAAGGCAATTGCAACTGCAGCGAAATTCACGTTGTTTGAATTCAACGATTCTTTCACACGTTCACAGTTTAGAAATCTTGTTGAGCCGTTCTTGCGTGATGTTCAAGGTCGCCGTGGTATTACCGACTTCCGTGTTGTTTGTGACGAATCAAATAACACAGCTGAAGTTATTGACCGTAACGAATTTGTT